GCAATAGACATATTAGATTGTAATGCAGTTATAGATACATCAAGAAATATTATTGATAATGTTAGAGAATTAGTAAAAGGTTGTCGTGCATATTTACCATATACAGGTGGAAAATATAAATTATTAGTAGAAACAACAGGTTCAGCTTCTATAACTTTAACCGAAGATGATATTATTGGCGGATATAGTTTAGCAAGTGAAAGTAAATCTTCAAAATACAACAGAGTTATAGTTTCTTATATTAATCCTGATAGAAGTTGGCAAGTAGATGAAGTTCAATGGCCAGAAATAGATGATAGTGGTTATGCGTCAGCAGATCAACACTCAACAATGAAAACTGCTGATGGTGGTTTTTTATTAGAAGGAAGATTTGATTTTACCACAATCACAAATCCATATCAGGCTTTAGAAATAGCAGAGGTAATTTGTAGAAGATCAAGAGATTCAAAAGGATTACAATTAACAGTAGGTTTTGATGCTTATGATTTAGCAATAGGAGATATAGTTAATATTACATTATCATCTTTAGGATATTCTGCAAAACCACATAGAGTTATAGGAATTACTTTTAGAGAAGATTATCTTATAGATATAAGTTTAGTTATTCATCAAGATGCACATTACACTTGGGCTACTAAAACACAGGCGGCAACTGTACCTAGCACAACACTTCCCAATCCATTTGCAACAATAGATTTGTCAGAGGTTACTGATTTTTTAATTATTTCTGATACTATTGTTACTTATAATGATGGAGTTATTATAACAAAATTATTAATTGATGTATTACCTTTAGATCAAACTATACCAGCAATAGATGCGTTTTATGATTATTTTGAAGTAGAAATATCAGAAGATGATTTAACTTATTCAGAAGTAGGCATGGGAAAACAAACAAGATTTGAAGTCTTAAATGTCAAAGATGATACTCAATATTTTGTAAGAGTTAGATATATAAATACTATGGGAGTAAGATCAGATTATATTACTCAAACACATACTGTTGTAGGACAATCAGCACCACCAAGTAATGTAGAAAATTTTTCAATAAATGTTGTAGGAGATCAAGCTGTATTATCTTGGGATGCTGTAACAGATTTAGACCTTGCTTATTATGTAATTAAACATAATCCAAATACAACAGGAGCAACTTTTATAAATTCAAAAAATGTAATTAATAAAATTGCAAGACCCGCAACTACCGCAACAGTACCTTTTCAAAAAGGAACATATTTAATTAAAGCAGAAGATAAAAGAGGTAATCAATCTATTATAGAAACTTTAATTGTATCAAGTATTGATATATCAAATTATGTTTTGGAAACTACAATTAATGAACATACTGCCTTTTCTGGTTCAAAAACAAATGCAGAAGTAGTAGTAAAAAATTCTGTTAATCATATTGGTTTAACTGCAACAGGAACACTAGGAAATTCATCATCATCTGTACCAAGCACAGGCATTTATGAATTTTCAAATACAATAACTTTACCAGCTATATTTAAAGCTAAATTTGAATCCAATGTCCAGCAGATTGTAGAAAATGTTGCTGAATATATTGATGGTGGCAGACCAAGTAGTTCAACAAATATAGATAGTGGAACACCAGACCCTTTTGATGGAAAGACAGTTCAAAATTGTAATTCTATATTACAAATATCAACAAGTGATGATAATATAACTTTTAGTTCTTTTCAAAGTTTTACAACAGGAGAATTTAAAGGTCGGTATTTTAAATTTAGAGTTTTATTAACATCAGCAGATCAAGATTCTAGAACTTTGATAGAAAATTTAACTGTTACCGCAAGTCTAAAAGAAAAATTAGAATCAGGTGCAGATTTGGCTAGTGGGACAGGTGGATTAGCTGTTACTTATTCAAATGCGTTTAGGCTAAATCCATCAATAATTATAAGTGGTCAAAATATGACAACAGGAGATTATTTTACAATCTCAGGAAAAAGCACAACAGGATTTACTATTGAATTTTTTAATTCATCTGCTACAAGTATAAACAGAACTTTTGACTATCAGGCAAAAGGGACAGGATAATATATGACACAAGTTTCACAAATAGCGATTGATAATCAAACATTCGCAACTTTTAGAACTACTTTAAATAGTAGTTTAAACTCATTAAATACTACACATGCTGGTTCTTCCGCTCCCGCATCAGTTGGGACAGGAACAATATGGATTGACACAACAACAGCGACAGCTTGGCAACCAAAAATTTATGATGGTGGAGCATGGATAAATCTTCCATTTTATATTAACACATCAACTAATGATGCAAATTTAACAACAGTTGAAGTAACTGCGGTAGAAACAGACCCAACAGCCACAGCACTCGCAATCGCTTTAGGTTGATTAAACAAGGAGAAAAAATAAATGGCAAATACATTTAAGCAAGTATCGAATGATGCAATGCCTACAAGTGCTGGAACACCTTTAGTTTTATATACAGTTCCATCAAGCACAACTACAGTAGGATTGGCTTTATATTTATGTAATATGCACACTACATCAGTAACAGTAAGTGTTAAATTAACATCAAGTACATCAGGTTCAAATCCAAATACTAATGCAGATGTTTATTTATTAAAAGATGTAAGTTTACCAAGTGGAAGTTCAATAAATGCTTTACCAAACAAAATTACACTTCAAACAACAGATGATATTTTAATTGATTGTTCAGTTAGCGGAAAAATAGATGCAAGTTTTTCTGTTATGGAGATAACGTAAGATGTATATAGGTTCTAAACCAGCAGATAAGGTTTTAACTGCTTCTGACATAACAGATGGAGTAGTTTCAACAGCTAAAATAGCTGATAATGCTATTACAGCAGACAAGACATCTTATAAAGATGTTCCATTTAGAAATATCATCATTAATGGAGATATGAATCTTGCTCAAAGAGGAACTTCTACTTCTGGAATAACTAATGCTAGTGGAGATGTTTTTGTAATTGATAGATTTTGTTGGGCAGAAAGTGGAGGTATGACATCTCAATTTACAATGTCGCAAGACACAGATGTACCTAGTGGTTATGGCTTTGCAAAATCATTAAAATTAGATTGTACTACTACAGATACACCAGCTACAACTGAAAGAATAAGAATAGAAACAAGATTTGAAGGTCAAAATTTACAATATTTAAAAAAAGGAACTGCTAATGCTGAAAGCTGGACACTTTCTTTTTGGGTAAAATCAGTTAAAACTGGAACTTATATTGTTAATTTTAGAGATGAAGATAATACTAGAATTGTTTCTAAAGCATATACAATTTCTGAAGCATCAACTTGGGAAAAAAAAACAATAACTGTAGCACCAGATACAACAGATCCATTTGATAATGATAATGCACATAGTCTAACTATTGCATGGATTTTATCTGCTGGCTCTAGTTTGCAAAGTGGCTCTTTAGCAGATACTTGGCAAGATTATGCCAATGCTAATTATGCTGCTGGACAAGTTAATTTTGCAGATAGCACATCAAATGATTTTTGGATTACAGGAATACAATTAGAAGTAGGAACATCTGCATCTGATTTTGAGTTTCTTCCTTATGATGTGAATTTAGAAAGAAGTAAAAGATATTTTCAAAATATAGTTAATGGAACTGGTGAAACTTGTGGTTTAATGAGAACAGGAGTATCACTTAATATTGTTATTCCTTGTATTCCAGAAATGAGAACAACACCATCTTTAGTTCAAACTACTGGAACAGATTATTATAGAGCAATTACTAACAATGATGTTAATTTTGGTGGTTTTTCTGGAATGTTAGGTGAAGCAACTAATAAATTTGCAGGTTGTTATGCAGGAAATATATCACCAGATGGTGATTGTGGATTTTTTTTAACAAATGATGCATCAGCAAGAATTGATTTTAATGCGGAGTTATAAAAATGAAAATTGATACAGTAACAAAAACTTACGACCCTAACACAGGTAATTTAACAGGTTATAGAGTAACTTTAGAAAATTCTACAGATGTTGTTTTAGTGCCAATAGCAACAGACAACACAGATTACCAAGAAATTCAAGAATGGATAGCAGATGGTGGAACAGTAATAGATAATGGAGGTGGCGAA